AAAGTATTATCAGATTTAACTTCCTGTTTAATTTTATCACCAAATATTCCACTTGCTAGCTTACTTGCTAACCATCTTGCATGATGCGCTAGTTCTCTAGTCTGTTGAAAGTATTTAGGGTCTTGAGGTTTACTTAACATCTCATGGATTTGGTCAAGGATAGTGAAAGTTCCAACCTCTCTTGCTTTCATAATTTGTTTGTGAAATTTATCGTCATCTCTCATTTTACGATAAACAACTGATAATGATGGATAGTTCTTATCCTTACATATTTCAGTTAAAGTTTTACCGTTTTCAAGCTTCTCTATAATATTTTCTGTTTTTTCTAATTGCATCTAAAATATACTCATCTGTTTTGTTTTTATATTGTGGTAAGTTTTTTAGAGATTTCAACTGTCCTTCAAGTGTAGTTGGACCTGTAGACATCCCCGCATGATACTTGCAACGATAATGACCTGTCTTCATCAAATTACCCTTGCACCGACAGCGCACCGTAAACTTAGAACCCCTGGTGTAACTCTCGCATTGCTTTAGTAGTTTGTTACGACCAGGCATACCACATATAGTTTATCATTTTTTATAAGTTTTTTTTAAGTTTAGCAAGAGTTAGGCTAATTTTTTAGTTTTTTTTTTAATCTCACCAGATAACTTATGCTTAGTATATTCATTACCATCGGAACCCCTGTATTCCTCGTGCATCCCCCAGGATGCGTGATATTTTAATTTAATACCTTTAAACTCAATATCCTTATTCTGGCTTGGCAAGAAGGGTGTATTCGAAGAATAGCTGTTTCCATATTTATAATTGCTATATGGTTTAATTACTTTGGTTTTATTAATACTTATAATATTTGATAACTCAGAGTTATAAAATTTGATAACTCTGGAATTTGTTAATAACTTCTCTTGTATTGGTAGCCTATATTCTAGTGTGGATTGTTTTCGTTTAGTCTGGATAATATTAAGCTTTTTTAGTCTGGCAATGGAACGGTAAACGGTGAGTTTAGAAAGTCCAACCCTGTCTGCTAGCGTCTGAACTCGGGGATAACAAACCTTAGTCTTACGATTATAGAAACTAACCAAACCAAAATAAACCAACTTATCAGAAGGTGTCAGTTTAGAGCTTTTTAATATACTCTCATCCGCTACAAAGAAACTCAAAACGGTACCTCCGCCAAAACACACCCTTTAACGTGTCTCTCCTGTATCAGTTTTAGCATCTTTATAAATTCTGGAGGGTTCATTACCCTCAGCTCGCTTTCGGCAGGTGTGAGCTTCTTAATGCGAAATTGGGTAACTTCATCATGTTTGGAACCAGGAGTGTAAAACACAAGATATGCAGGTACTTTACAAGCTATTGCAATTTTCTCAGTAACTGTGGTAGTCTTGTAAGTTTGTCCTTTATCAACCGCGGTCTCAAACATAGCCAACGGTTCCTGGCATTTCTGACAAATCTCGATAAAATCCAGGTCTAATCCTGCCAGACCATCAAACTTTCTGTGAAATTCGCTAAAATGATCGCCAATATTAAAATAATTGTAGCGCGCCATTAAAGTCCATTTTTTCTTAAATTATCTAACTTAGCATTAATCTTCTTGCTAAGCTCATCAATCTTCTCGTTTTTGTTAGTTATTATATTTTTTAATTCTTCTGTTTCTTTTTTTAAAACTAAATTTTGTAATTCTAAATCTCTAGGTCCTCTTTCATTTAAAAGGTCTCTAAGTTTTTTGCTCATATAATACCTCTATTTTTTTTATAACTGAATTTGGAATAACATTTCGATTGCCTACCTCAGTCCCTTCTGTATCTGTAGACCAATCAGAACAAATCACAGTATTTTTTTTATTTTTTTCGATAATAAACCCCGTGCTATAGCAAACAGCAACATTATCTTTTTTAGCTGCATCAATATTTTTCCAATCATTAAATGCACAAATATCTTGCCAGGTTATAAGAACAAATTTTTTAGGTTTAAATTTATTCATAAAAATCTTTGATCGTTACCTTATTTTTAGTAGCTGTTTTTATTTTATCTAACATTGATTTTCTTGGAATACGTGAACCAGTACACCAACGATGAACAGTAGAAGAACCAGTTTTATTTTTTAAACCAATCAAATCAGCCAATTGTTTATAAGTTAGTTTTTTTGTTTTTCTAAATTTATCTAATTGCATTAAAATTGCTTATAGTCATATTTGACAGTTTGGCAAATAAATAAAAATACACCTAAGAATAGTAATTTTTAATATTAATGTTTACATGATGTTCTACAATAGTTAATTGTTCGTTCAATGGATTTAGATAAAAAATTAAAAAATATTCTAAAAAAATCTAACATTGAAACAGAGCTGCCAGAGTGGTCTAAGTTCTATAATTGGAACCATCACTCACCTTCACAAATTAATTTAAATGATGATTTATTTTGTTTTAAATATTTTTATTTAACAGACAAAGATAGAGCTGATTTTAAACCTAATGCAAAAATGGTTGCAGGTGCAAACATTGGTCAAGCAGTAGCACAAATATTTGCAAAGAAAATTTATAACAGAAACAAAAAACAATTCTTTAAAACAGAGGAAACTAAATTTGATGACAGTTAACAAAGAAGAAATATTTAAATTAGCAACTGAAGCTTATGATACTTACAAACCATTAAATGAATTTGATGGCTATGAATACAATAGTAACAAAGAACATTTATTAGATGTATTAAAACAAACTATACAAGGTATTGAAGAAATTGGATTGTCAGGCAACATATTAGCAGAGAAACCAGTTAAACATAAATTTACTGGCTGTGTTCTTCCAGTATCGGGTCAAATAGATTTATGTGATGATACAAAGTTTATTGAAATTAAAACCAAATGGAGAAAAAGAACTGGTAAATATAAATCTGACGGCACCCCAAGTATGAGTATCGTAAAACCCAACCCATTTGATGATTATTTTTTACAAACTGCCTTCTATTATTTTGCAACTAAACTTGAACCACACTTATTAATGGTCAATGAAGATAGCTATAAAATTTATACCAAAGAAAATTGTCCTCAACTTCAAGAAGATAATTTAAAAAGAATAGCACTTAAAATCAGACAAACCTGTTTAAGAAGGGAGCGCCTGGCGGAGCGACACTCTGGGACCCACAATTGGACAGAAGATGTTAATTTAGATTTAAGTAATTTTAAATGGGATGATGAACACAAACCAGTAGCAGAGCAATTATGGAACGAAAACCTTTTAACATCTATCAAATAAATTTATTTAAAAACAAATATAATTTTGGTAAAAACAAAATTAGAGCCAACAGCAAGATTATAGTTTTTTCATTTGCTATAATCCTTTTGCTCCCTCTGTTAGTTAACTTTGGCTCTGATCTGTGGGATATTGCATCTTTCCTTTTCAACAATGTCCCACAGTAACTTATGATGAATATAACTCCCAAACAATACTTAGAAAATTTAGTCAATAACAAACAATGCTATGATTTAGATAATGGCAAAGTTGCTTTGTATCATAAAGATATAGAACACATGGCAGCATATTTTGATATATCTGTTGATGTAGATATTAGAACTGCAGACGGTAAACTTAAATTTGCAATTTGCAAAGCAACTGCAATTGATAATTCTAATAATAGAAAATACTCTAGCCTTGGTGAAGCGCATCCAGATACTAATGGTTTTGAATACTTTGTAGCAGTTGCAGAAAAGAGAGCTGTAGATAGAGCTATTTTAAAAGCGCTGCACTTGCATGGAGATGTATTATCTTTTGAAGAATTAGATTTAAGAAACAAACCTAAAAAACAATCAGTTCAAAAAACAACTGAACAACCAAAAGTTAAAACTTTAACAGAAGAAGTAGAACAAAAAATTTTAAAGTCTAAAGACAAAGAAAGTTTTACCAAGAACTTAGGAAAGTATGCAAACTTTCTTGAGCAATTGTTAAAAGAAAATCCTGGTTATGCAAATAAATTGCTAGAAAAAATCCAGGTGAAACAACAACAAATGGAGGACAAATAATGTCATTTAATCCAAAACCAGGCTATGTCTGTTCGTTTTCTATGATGAAAAATCCTAAGAAAACTGCAGACAAACATCCAGACTTAGTCTTAGTCAACCACATGTCTAAAAAAGGCAATATGGTTCCTAAGAACTTTACCATTAAATTAAATGGTCAAGACGTTTGGTGTCAAGCATCAGCCTACAAACAAGAAGATGGTTCAGTTAAGATTACAATAACTGAAACAGACTCTTTAAAGAAACCAGGTTTTGCGCCTAAGCCACAACAAGCGGCTGCAGCGGAAGACTTTATTTAAATATGAAATACGGTTTAACTCCAGTACATCGTAAAGTTTATGAGTGGATTAAATCGTATATAGAAAAGCACGGGTATGCGCCGTCTTATGATGAGATCAAGGTGGCGCATAATATGAAAACCAGATCACACGTTCACAAAGTTATTGAAAATTTAGAGAAAAGAAAATGGATAACCAAGATACCAGCGACAGCCAGAAGCATAACAATACTTTAAAAAGTTTAGAAACCCAAGAAGGTGGAACACATTATCAAGGCTTTGTCATTCAGCCTGCAGAATATATTGTAAAAAATAAATTAACTTGGCTAGAAGGTAATGTTGTAAAATATGCGTCTAGACATAAAAATAAGAATGGCGCACAGGATATTAAAAAAGCTATACAATGCTTAAAAATCATACTAGAAATAGAGTATGGTGAATAAATATGTAAAGAAATGGGAATACGAATGTAGTGTTACGTTTGAAGTAACCGACAAATCAGTAGAAACATTAGCTTTAATGAAAAATCCACCAGACAATGCTAACTGTATTGTAGACCCCAAAGACTTGAGGTTTATTAAATCTACCGTGAAGGAGGTAAAGCAGGTTGCAAACAATGTATCAAAAACTGACAAAAGAGATACAGGAGACGGAAAAACAGAGAAAAAATCTTTTGTCGAAGATAAGCAGGCAAAAAAGTAAACTGGGTGAATATCCAGTAAATGCTTTAGCCATTGCTAAACAAGCTAACGATAAGTTAGTTAATATAGTCCAGCTGCAGGACCAAAGAAAACAGCTAGAATACTAAGTTTTCTTAAATAGTAGCGCACAACTTGTAAAACTTCTTTTACTTGCTAAGGGTCCTTTGCACTTTTTCTAAAATAATCTGTAATATTAGTTGATAAAACAATCCTAGATACCTGTTGACTAAATGTCAATAACTATGGTACAAGCAAATTAACTAATAAGGAGTAAAAAAAAATGACAGCAAACTTAAAAATAGAAAACATACAAGTCATACATGCTGCGTTCGAAGATGAACCAGTTTACATTGCTAACTATGACCCAAACTATGAACCAACTGATAATTACAAAAAATATTTATCAGATGAGAAAGTAGAAGTAGAAGCTGTACTAGAAGATGTATGGAGTGCTACACAAAATATCCATGACAGTTGGAGTAATTTTAGTTGTATTGCTA